GGGCCTGAGTTGTTGATCCCTGCGCGGAATGGATCAACATCTCGTCGTTTAAAGCATAGCTACCCCCCCCTTCTTAGCGTAAGAAGGAGTAAGAACGCACCATCACTCATGTGGGCGGTTCCTGGAACGCAAAGGAGACGTTGTTGCCGTGAACGTCTCTATCATACCTCGCGTACCAGTGCCCCCAGAGTAATGGTGGAAAGAACCCAGTGTGCCCGTATTTGTACATTAGCTCGACCTCCCCCGGGCGAGGGAGACGCACAAGCCACTCCAGCTTGAACGATGACCACGGTATGTCCATTTCACGGAGGAGGTTCAAATCCGTGAAGTTACCCTTAAGCTCCGGTACTCGGTACTTACGGTGAAGCCAGTCCCAATACTCTTCTAACACGTAGCGTGCTCTATCATTATAGTAGAAGGTCAGGTAGGCCATCGACGTACGCACTATTTCCCATCTAAGGGTCCCCTGGTTGCGTTCTGGGACCATCATCATCTCGTACATGTCTTGAAGGGGCCGCGTGGGCCTAACCCCCATTGGAGTCTGAAGGAAGTATAGTGACAAGAAGGAGCCAGAGCTCTTCGGCTCGGGATCCTCCGCGATATCAACTAAACAATCCGACACGTAACTCTTCTCTTGCGACACGTGCATACCGAAACTAGACGCGAGGTGCTTGGTGAAGAGTGGTAGAAGATCGAGGGTGGGATCAACGTCGTACAGTGCAATAACTGAATCATCGCCGAAGGTCCATATCTTGGCTACGAGACCAAGAACGTTACAGACGTGCTTCAGCATCATCCAATTCGCGTACGATCCAGCGATACTTGTCCAGGGGTCGCCAGACGCGACGCCCCGCTTCTTCTGGTAAACGGTCCCATCTGGCATCGCAATCTTCGTGTTCACAAGCTGTTGGAACTCGGACCTCCAGTAAGCCTTTGACCCTGGACAACCCTCGTACCTGCTGGCAATGTGCTTAAAGACCTCTTGAAGTACCCGTGCCGGAACACGGTGATCAAACTTCTTGAAGTCTAGGAACACGAATTTCGACGCCCCCCGAGCCCAGTTAGCTATAGACTGGTACGACTCGGAAAAAGGGCCCATCCCCAAAAGAATCCCACCCTGACTCTTATCCACCTCCTTCACCTTGGACATATAGGCGCCTGAACCCAGGGTTCCAACTAAATGTCGGACAAGATCTGGCATCACAATGAGCCGTCCCTCTTTCTTGCCGCCGGTATCCACTTTCCTATTCATGTCCATGCGCTTACCCCTTCCCGCAACCCCACACGGGGGAACCTCATACTCCGTTCCCGTTTCAATCATCGAAAGCAAAACCTTTGCGGCCTCCATGGTAGCTGGCATCAACGCTTCCTTCTTCGTCTTGTACCCCAGCTTCTTCCACCTAATCCCCGGAGAAGTTTGTGAAGGAACTTTAATATCCACTAACAATCTGGGGTCTAGCCAGCCCGTAATCTCGCGGTCCCAGTGTTCGATCATGGTCAACTCCTCTCGGAGCGCCGCGTACACACGATTCGAAAGCTGAGATCCACTTGATCCCGACTCGCCAAACCCGGCGATATGCGCGAATAAGTCACTCTCCGAAGGGGGAACGTATTCTGAGGTAGTGATCTCAAGAGAAGGACCTGGTATTCCTGCCAACTCCATTGTGCACTGGTCGAGAAAGGAAAGAAAGAATTGACTGTTTTTGGTCTGTGGTTGCACATATTTGTATTTTAAACCCTTGGAAAACCCAAGGCAACGAACGCCCCGTAACTCCTTGCTTTTAAACGCCGGCTCCAAAAAGAAACTCCAATCCTTCACACCGAGTCCGGATGCCTCAGTCATCGTAGTTGGATGGGTGGTAATCCAGTCGAGTATCACATCCTCGTCTGTAGGATCCAACCCTTTGACCCCGCTCAGTGAGGCAGCCGAGACTAAAAATCCAGAGTCGCCAGGACATCGGCTGTCTCTGACTCCTCTAGACCCGCCACTTCACCTTCCTCCCCCAAATCGATACCGTACTGCGCGAGGGCCGCAGCAGCAGTAGCTCTCTTCGGCACGTACGCGGGATCCAGTCTCGCAAGGGCCTGATCGCGCTCTCCGAGTAACTGGTTGACGCGCCGAGTGGCAGCGCGAGCCTCGCGGATCGCGCGTTGCTGCTCGTCAATCAGCGCCCTGAGCTCGCGCTTGTACCTCTGCGAGACCTCCACGAACTCCGGAGATCTCCTCAACGCCACCGGATCCAGAAAGCGTTGGACATGAGCCTTGAACTCAGCACCGGCCGCCTTCAGCTTTTCCAAAGCTTCCGGAGACCTCTGTGCTAACCCCAAGACCCGATCCGTGGTCACTCTCGTGTCCTGCAATGCTGAGAGCATGCCGGCCACGATGGTCACTGGAGCAGGCCAGACTGCGACTAGTCGGGCCACCCGGGTCCAGTTTCCTTCTGGTTGGACAACGAATACTTCGTTCCCCACTTCATCGTAAGCACGAAGGTTGGGGAGAACCTCGTCCAACGTCCTTACGCCAACGCCACCTCCCTCCACGGGGATGGGGGTCCTGCCGACCCTCCACCCTGGTGGATAAATACTCGCGGGTGTGGCAGGCCCTTGAGTAATGCCTTTGGACAAAAGCCATCGGCGAATGATGTCCCCTATCGCCAGGCGACTATTCCTCTCACAGAACAGCCGAGCGTAATTTTCCGACAAGGTAAACCTTGTGGGGTCAAGGGGGGGAGGGGTTTGGGGAGCAGAGACAAAATCCTGCTCCTCGGCCACTGCACCCAAAAGGGGCGCGGGGGCCGGAGGGCTCTCTTTACTTTGGGTACCCTTTACGGCGGGGGTACCCGCAGCCGGCAGAGAGCCGGCAACCGGCTTAGCTTCCGCGGATGCACCGGGCTTCGGTGCGGACATAACTAATTTTCCAAAA